CCCCTCAAAAATCTCGGGGTAGTTCCCCATCATTAGGGAAGTGTTCTCGTTTTCAACGTTTCCAAAGTTAGCATGAATAACCTGCTCATTAGGACTAACAATCATGCCATAAGTTTCAACAGGCGCGTGGTACCCACCAACCCAGGTTGTATCAAAACAATTAGGGCACTGAGAGCGGATTTTTCTTTGGGACGTTCTGTCATAGCAGAGGCCACAGCGTTGACCGTGCTTTCTCTTCGGGAAGACCCAAATCATTCTGCCAGAAAACTCTTTAATTCTAAGCCTATTCAGGCGCGCCATTTCTAGCGCAAACAGGTCTGGTCTAGCGGCAAGCTTTACCCCACCGGTTTCCGGGTAAGTTAGGGACTCCCCTGTCTCCCGGTTACGGGCGGTTATTCGGTAGTATATTTTAGTGTAATAAGTATACCGGCCACGGATAGTGATATCCCTAATGTGATACTTATCGACTAGTGGGTTTGTGAGTTGTGTGTATGGGCCAAACTCATTATCAGAGCGCTCAACAATAAACTCGTATGCTTTCAGGTCTTCAAACGCGGGTTCAATGTCCCAATAAATATCGAGATAATCTACGTCAAAACTTCTAACCCGTATGTCCGAAACCTTTATCACCTTGGCCTAAACCTTCTGCGCCTTAACCTTCTTGGTTAACGCCTTTTTAAGACTTATCTTGAGATCCTTCATGCTCGTTGCCGAGTCTGCTTTTACAGTCTCACCCTTTGTAATCTTAGGCGTGTCCAGTTTTTTGATCTTTGGCTTTGCCTTAAACCCTGGGATGTCTTTGGGCTTCTCCATCTTACCACCAAGACTCTTTCTAAGCTTAGCTGTGCTGACACCTTTTGACTTAAGAAGTGCTTTTACTTCGTCCTTGGCAATGGCTTTTACGGACGCACCCGTCTTCTCTTTGAGATTCAAAAAGAACTCAGCGCGATTCAGATACTGGTCGTCAGTATTGTCTTCTACGAGGCTGTCAAAAGGGTCACTCATGAATTCCTCCCAGAGCTATACAGAGAGCCCGTCATCATGACGTCAACTATGGTGGAATTAGGCTCGCCGCCGACGTCGTTAGTTCCCCACCCAGCAAGGCGAAGACCTCCGGGGCAGGGAGCTTGGATCTTCAAATCCCCAATCTTACCAGCCGTGAGTGCTGGTAAATCAACCCGCGAAGTAATTGTCGCCGGTGGGTTTGCACCATCGTTAGTTACAGAAAGGGTCTGGATAACTAAAAACCCACCGCCTAAACTGCCCTCGATAGTGCCAACGGTGTTGACGTTAGCAGGCACAGAAAAAGTGAACTTAGTGTAGTGCCCCGAGTCGGGGATCAGGTAGTTCGCAGCGGCTGCGCCCGTAATGGTCACCCTGACATGCTTTTTATTTGGAATCTGCGCCATACCAGCCTCTCCTATAAGTCGTCAAAATAGCCGTTGACCAGAGAATATTCAGAAGGAACACCCGCGCCATTTAAGGCACTCCCAAGATTAATAGCCTGTTTCAGTCTGAATTTCTTCTGCTCATACGACTGGGTATATAAATTAATCCAGTTCATAAGCATAGGCGTCTTATCAGAAACCCCCACCTGAACGCCCTGGCCATCAGAGTAGTTCATTTGATTGCGGGTTTGTAAGAGCCCCACGGACTCAAGCACATTAATAATTGAGCCTCTGATAAGGAGTGAGATAGACGGGAAATTATCGATTGAATACGATCCAATCAGAGGAGGAGACGTATTAAAGTCATCAATCGCTTCCATGATAGCGAAGGCTATTTCCCGATCCGAAGTCTCATGCCCTTCAACAAGCCTGTTTAGCTCTGGGAAGTCTCGAAGCTTTGCTCGAATAAGGGCAATCAGGTTGATGAGCTTTACAGGAAGGCCCTGCTTGGCAGAAGAAGCGGTTCCCACAATCTCAGTGCTTGGTAATGTGGGATCATTCGCCATTCGTTACATCCGTTTCTGCCGCTTCGTCAACCGGCTTTGGCTTGCGTTTACGTTTGGGAGCCCTCTTTTTTGGGGCCTCCGGAGCAGGCTCTGCCTTAGCTTTGGCGTTCGGGTCCCTGTCCGATAGAGACAGAAGGCCAGCGTCAATCAGCGGTTGATAGGCTTTCGCTTTATCGGCAGCGATCTCTACAGAAGCACCCTTCGTTAAGAACTTCCCCTCTACTCGTAAAGACTTTTTTTCGCTGCGAATAAACATTAGTCACCCTTCTTTTTACGTCGAGAGCGCTTCTTGCCTGCCTTAGCTTTAGGGGCCTCTTCCGCCTCTTCAGGTTCAGCGGCAGCTTCAATCACCTCAGGCTCAGGTTCGGGCTCAGGCTCGGGGGCCATGTCAATCTCAACCACGCCACGCTTTGGCTCTTCGGCCTTCTCTTCTGCGGGGGGAGGAGTGGGTTCTGGCGCTGGGGGCGCTGGCGCGTAGAGGGGCTCTGGTTCCCAGGCAGTCTTGGCAGACCCTGTTTTCGTAAGTGCGATGATCCCGCTCTTTGCTAGAGCGTCAATCTTCGTCTTGAATTTTTCATAAATAGTATCGCTGATCGAAATCTGTTTCCCGACCTTTACCGATCTATTCCCAATAGTCAGCCGCGCATAAGCCCGTCTGATTCCCGGTGTCTTATGACGCCCACCACGATTAGGTCTGTGGTTCGGGTCTCGCCGGGTACTTACCAAATTTTTAATCACATACGGCATAATTATTATCTCCTGATAATGATGTGAAGGGTGCCCTCTAGCCGAAACCAGAGGGCACCCCCACAAACGCAACTAGAAGGAAGTAACCTTCGGGAAGGTCTCGCCTTCCTCAACAAGGTTGTTCTTTCCACCGAGGTCGTCCTCGGACACCGGCAGACGCGCAGTACGAGTAGCGGCGTTGTTGCCTTCAGTCGTCAGCGGATCCGTAGAACCCGCATACAACTCCAGCTTACGCACACCAGCAACGTTACCAACGTACATGCCAATGTCTTCCCACGCCTCGAACGAGACTCGGTTCCGCTCTTTATCAGCGAAGAACTTCGTCTTATTGAGGAGAAGAAAACCACCCAGGTACTCTTGTGCACAGAATGCATAGATGTTGCCGGGACGCAGAATATCCGTCTTCAAGGTACGCACAAACTTACGGCCAATGACCGTAGAGTACTTGTACCCATCAACAGTGGTCTCGCCAACAATCTTGTCACCCATGTCACTATGAGCCCAAGCGTTGAGGTCTTCGAAGTCAGTGTCAGTCATCAAGAACTGATCACAGCGCAGACGCGAACCCCGGTTACCCGAGCCCGTGAAAAGCTGGAACAGCTTGATGAAGTCATCCTTCTGAACAGGGAATGCCAAATCCTCATCACAACCCTGGGTCGCGGTGAGTGCGGCATCCGAATTCATAAGAACATCGACACCCTTGACCTTGCCCACCTCAGCGGCACCATCGTTGACGTTCTTCGCGGTAAACGCGTCGGCATCAGCATAGGTAGCACCAAAGACAAGGCCCTGTGCATCCTGTTGCAAGGATTGACAGGCCGACTCCATGTGGTTCAAGAACACAGTGTCCTCAACCTCCTGGATGTCGTTGACGATGTTACGACGGATAATCTCCGTAATAGGCATCGTGTATGCCATCAACTCCTGCTCAGTCTGCTCGTAGCGCTCGGAGCCCACCGTGTGGAAGGGCACCTCAAAGCGCGGACCAGTGTAATACTTGACCGTGGGCTGACCACGGAAAGACATTGACATGGCACGGCTCTGGGGTTCGACCTCTACGATCTTAACCAGGGTATCGTGTGCAACACTGACCTGAAGGTCAGAACGGGAAACAGTCTTTGGGGGAAGAATCTTGCGAGCAAAACTCTCCTCACGCAGACGGTCACGAATGTAATCTCCGCCAAGAGCGGCGATTTTCTCTTTGCCAGCCTCAGAATCGAGCTTAGAAACGAAAAGCTCGTTGAGGACTTCGCTAGGTACACTAGACATAATAATCCTCCTTCCTAGGCTTTCACGACAAGTCGTGGTTGGTCATAAAGGTAAAACTCGACTTCGGCAGTACCAGAAACCGCTGAATCAGTGATCACGCGAATGCAGTAACCAACCACCCAACAATTGTTTCCACTAGCCGATGCAGCGGGTGCCAAAAGCAACCGCTCCTGAGAGCCCTGAAGAGCGCTTTCCGGGCGAATCACGGTGAGGGGAGCACCCTCAACATACTTCACGCTAGGCAAGTCAGTGCCACCAGCACCAGAATCGTGAATGAAACACTTAGTCTTAAAGCGTCCACCACCTTTACGAATTACAGGAACACGCTGGTCTCCCAGCGCAGAGCGATCAGATCGCTGAGCCGATCCCCACACCATACAAAGTCCATGACCAAGTTCGGTGGTTAACGCGGCGTTGTCTTGAGACAACACGTTGTCTGCGGGGTTGGCTGCAGCGGTCTTCGAGACCGCAACAACAAATTGGCCGTCTTCGGGCAGATCATCCAGCGAACTACAGTCTACGTCTTCAACAAGCATGTGAAGGGTGGACGTGGTAGGGCTAGTGCTCCGCCTTTTAGAGGCCTGCATTGGATTCAAAGCCATTTTGAATATCTCCTTACAGGTTAAAAGTTAGTCTCCGAGAATAAAATTCTCGAAGGCGGAAGTTGCATCAGAAGACTCCGGCACGTCGGAAATTGATGCAAAGGACATGTCAGGTGCGGATAGGGCCAATGCTTCTTTAACAACATGCAAATCCTTCTTAGAAGCCAGCAATGCTGCCACCTTCTTCTTGAAAGGAGTTGCTTTGTCAGAGAACCCACGGGCATCCATCATGCTCACAATCTCTTCCGCTTTTTCCCGACGCTTAAACTCTTCAAGAGCCGAAGCAAGTTTGGTGTTCTCCTCGACCAGAGCCCTTAGGGTATCTGGGACCTTGGAGAGAACCTCTCGGGTGGAATCAGGATTAATTGCGCTCATAATTGTGCCTCCTCACTGACTTTTGCCATCAGCTTCGTTTTAAGAACCTGAGTGGCTGCCTTACGGGTCTTAGTTGACCCTTCGCTACCACGAACCCCAGCGGTCTTCGCGTCTTCATCAGAAACGCTCTCGACGGACTGTTCGTCAGTACCAAGTGCTGCTTTCAGCACGTCTGCGAGACTTTGATCAGCAGATGCTGCCTTGACCTCTGTCTCATTGTCTTCGTCATTTGACTCAGACGTTTCCTCATTACCATAAATACTTTCTTCTTCTGAAGAGAACCCGCTCTCTAACGTTTCGGTGTCTTCATCGACACTTTCAACATCTGGGGTCTCCGCAATATCAGCTTTCGATTTAAGCTGGAGAAGCTTTCCTAAGATTGCTTCTGCCGTGTCTTGATCTACCTGGGTCTTCTTTTCAGAGGCAGCGGTCTTTTTAGAGACCAACCGTTCCTGAAGCTTCCCGCGCAGTAGATTAGAAATGTCCGTAACGGACTCAGCCGATTCTACTTTAGCTTCGGTAGCTGTAGCTGTCTTGGTGTTCTGCGGTACTCCCGCAGCCTCTGGGGCAGTAGCCCCTTCTGTCTCACCGGCCCAACTATCTATAATAAAGTCAACCGCCGAGGCTAACTTTTCAACATATACAGGATCGATGAGTTCCACGCTTTCGATTGGTGCTTGAGCTTTCTCAGCGGTGTCAGACGCGGAAACGGAAGAGGGAGCCCCAGCAAGTTTCTGAATGAGTGTATCTAAAGATGACATATTCTCTATCTCCTGGGGACTAAGCCCCATCCGAGTTGCCCCGGATGGGGCTTGTCACACTATCGCTTCTGCGACTTGCTCCTATTAATGATATTACCAGCTAATAGGGTGAACAAAGCAGCCTTGTCAGGATCTGTACTCATGACCTTCTTTCCAGCCTTAAGAGATTTTTCTCCCTCTTTACTAGCTCTTCGGAAAGCCTTTTTAAGTTCCTTGATAGTTGCTTCATCTGGTTTGCCCATGCTGGCCTCAAAAATTATTCACCAGTAAGAGCAGTAGCAATTGCGTCAACGTCGTAGCCGTTCTCAGCGAGAAGCTCGCCAGCACGCTCCGTAATAGCACCATCAAGCTCCTCGTCATCGTAGGCAGCAGAAGACTGCTTGGCCTCACCGGTGTCGAGATAGTCAATGATCTCGTTGGCGCGAGAAACAGCGGCTTCCTCAAAAGCAGCCATCAACTCAGGGTCAACTTCCTCGTCCCCTTCAGCAACTTTCAAGAAGTTGTCACTGTTCCGACCAGCGGTCTTCTCAGTGCCATCGTACTGAATGGACGTAAGCTCATCGTAGAAAGCGTGAGCCATGGTGCGACCAAGGAAATCGGCCTCAGCCAACTTGGCCTCGCCTTCCTCAGCAACCTCACCTTCCTCAACGGAAGCGGTTTTGATCTGCGTCTCGCCTAAGGCCTCACCAATGATTTCCATGATGTCGTTATCATCGAACTCATTGAGGTCAATGCCCTCAGCGGAAGCAATCTTTTCAAGTTCTTCAAGAAGAGCGGCCTCAGCGGTTTTCTCAACGCCAGAATTGGCGGCAATATTTGCGTCGGTGCCGTACGCTTGTGCAAGTAATTCGTTCATTTTGTATACCCTCCAGGGTTACATTGTTGGTTAATCAAACTGGACTTGCCGGGGCACCGTCTTTGGCTGAGATTCAGCCTCAATACCGCATGGCGATTAATCGATTTTAGCAAGTAGTTTCTCCATACCTTTTCCGAACATCCCCGCGCCGTACATTTTAGCGCCCAGGCGAGTCAGTCCAACAAAAACAGAGGTTGCTAAAACCGGATGCCGCTCCACGAATTTGTCTAAAGCGCCCAAAGGCTCACCGCGACCCCGCTTTTTTCTAGCATGGGCCCCGTAAAGATACGCCATGGGGAGAACACCAAGTAAAGCAAATGGCAGTTTCGCTTCTTTGGTTATGTCTTGTCCCATGAACGCATCCTCAAGTCTTGCGCCGTCGTCAATCGTGGAAAGCAACTTTATATCACCTCTAGTAATATCATCAACTATGGAATTCATATTTTCCATAAGTTGAATGCGATAACCATTGTAACTTGCTGCAATCTTATTAAGAAGACCCTTTTCGTCATCTGATAGATTGATATCAACAGAGCTACCTAGCTTTCGCAGCACAAGCATACGCTGCGCCTCAGGGTTGGTGGAACCCCCTGCCGGTCTAATAATAGTTATACGTCTCCGCAACACCGGCTCGAACATACTTCTTTGCGGAATAATATTCATTAATAAATTTCTGATAGACGTAGAATATTCGTTTGGTCTCCCAAAAGAAACGCTTTTATCTACGGCTTGCGATTGTGGAAAAATTTGTCCTGCGTGGTCTAATCGGTCTGCTAGCCCAGGCCTACCTATCCGAATAAGTATTATTCGCTGATACTCTCTAGGCTTTAAAACAATCCCACCTGCTGCGCTAGTAGTAAGCACCCTGTTAAGGGGATGGCTTCCAAGGCGGTTAAGCGTAGAACACCCTAAATTTGGTTCTGCCTCATTCAGTGGTCCTAAGACCTTAGCTGACATGGCGGGAACCCGTTTAAGTATCTTAGATACCTTTTGTTTCTTGGCTAGTTTTTCCTTTAGCCTAGAAATGGTGTCCCCGTCTCGAATTCCTTCAGACTCAGCCAAAAGCGCAGAAGACATGCCATATGCTGAGGCCACCTTTGCCATGGCGTAGCTTGTTCGATCAGCGCCAATAACCACAAAACTAAGATCAAAAAATCTAGGGCGGGGGTTATAGACAAATACCTTGCGCCCATCGGGGAACACTTTCCCCATCATAGTTTTCGCATGGACGCAGTAATCTGCCCGCGTTTTCGATTTGTGCCCGCAGATTGAACAGACATCGTATTTAACTTTACACCCCATGCTTACTGCTGGGTGCTCTCCAGAATCCAATCTGCGGACAAGATCACCGTGCCCCTCCGACTCGGCTTTCCGTCTATTTATCCTGATGATCAGTTCAACTCTGTGCATAACCGGGTTGTACGCAGCAGTGATTACTTTCCCCATCGACTTTTCGATGTCTTTATTTTTATGGTGCCGGTAGATGCCAGCGTTGGAAAACGTTTTATACCCAGCCAGTTCTGTATCTACCTTTGGACTAAGCTCAGACTCTTCAAAGAAGTCACCATTAATATTACTGCCATAATACTCCCCAGCCCCTAAAGCGTTAACCAGGATGTATACATTTTCAGAATCAGCCGTAAGTCCTGAAATCACACTAGAAATTTCAGGTGCGAGCTTCCCATGTGAAGCTACCTTCGTTAAGCCGCTATTGGGCTCAATGACTTGGACAAAGATATTCCCGTCTTCATCGGTTCCTGGAAATGTGAGCAACTTAAGCATTTACTGCCTTCTCTCGGCGTAACTTTCTAATAGTCTGCACTAATTTTCTCTCTTCTGGAAGTAGACCCTTACCGGTATTCATACGGCTTGCCAAGGCTTTACCATGAACGGTCCTCCTCATCATAGTCTCCCCAAACATTGTGGGTAGTGCGACAAGGGCTGCAGGAAGCATGGCTTTTGGCTTTAATGCTATCTTGCCGGAAGAGGACTGCCCTACGGCTGCACCAAGGCCAGAAAGGCCTGCGCTAACTCCCGACCACTTAGCGGGGGACCAGTACACGTCGCTGAACCCTTTTTTTCTTCGTTTCGCTGGTTTTGTTCTGAGGTCCATTCGTTGCCGCAACAAGTCTTTCTCTGTCTTAGTCAGCCCTCTATCACCCGCTAATAGCTTAGCTCTAAGGTGTTTAGCATACGATTCTCTGTCATACTTAGATGTAGCTGCTCCTGCGGCCCCAGAGATCCCTGCAGAGATAGCGATGTCTTTATTTTTCAGCATTCCAAGAAGGCTCTTTTTCCCAGCCTCTAGGCCGGGTTTATTGAGACTTCGGAGACCAACAATTTTTCGAAGTGCAAGAAGACTGGCTCCAGTAAAAGCTGCGCCAGAAATAGCTTTCCCCGCCCGAGAAGCTAAGAACTCGGCAGATCTAGATCTTCCTTTTTCTTGGTCCTTTGCCACTCGGTAATCCTAAAAAGTTGAGCCGAACATAGATTGAAGAAGGGTCTCTTTCTTCTTCCCTTCTCTGGTCAACTTTCCGACCTCAGCAAGAGTTTTCACATCAACTGGCTGAATGCCCTCGTCTTTAAACTGAAGCGCTCTTCTCATAAAGGACCCGGCAACCAAAGGATCTGACGCCATGTGCGGGTTGAACTTATGGAGAGTGTTGAAGATTCTCTTTACGTCTTTGTCGTTCTCTTTCTTCAGCTTTGGATTATCGTCCATCATTTTACTGAACGACCGTCTTTTGTGTAGTGGGGTCCGGATGGAATCAATAGCTGCGTCCGCTCCGCGAATACCGGCAGTAAGCCCCGCACCCGCTGTTCCAAAAACAAGAGCTTTTTTAAGGCCCTCTTGGACCTTCTCGTCACCGAGCGCGCCCTTGAAGTACTGATATGACTTGCTGCTCTTTAGCGCATTTTTGAGCGTTGCGAGCCCTGCCCTAATTCTGGCTTCCTTCTCCATCCCAGTCTCATTCTCCTGGGATTTCTCAACAAGTCTATCGATAAGAAGTTGTCTAGTAGTACTCATAGCTTACCCCCAGGCCTTTTCAGAGAGTGGGTTCTTGTAATTTAGTTCTTTCGTCCACTCTTTTTTAACATCTTCGGTAGGCCCTTTTGGATAGTTAGGTGCCATTCCTCTTGCCGCCTGACCAGCCGCTTGGCGGCTTCCCTTGTCTTTCAGAAGCATGTAGGCAGCAAGCGCTGCAAGGCTTGCCTTTCCTGGGTGCTTCATCGCAAGCCCAACCAGCCCTTTAGGACGGAAC